AGAACTCTCAAACAATCTGCTGGTAATGTGTAAGCACTTGCAAACTCAAATACTGGTGCGGTTGTGTCTTTTGCTAACTCAACACGCTTTTGTAAACAGTTCCAGGGATGCTCACGGAAAACGGCATCTCTTACTAATTCATACCTCTGATTACACAATCGTGCATTCTTGGATGTTTCAGTAAGGCTGATAATAATGTTACCGCCTAACATATTTAAAGCTGAATTACATATATCAACGACAGACGCCATTTTCTCTCCTTTTGTTTATTGTGTGAACAACACCCAACATTTAATTGTACCAGTTGCAGAAGCTCCGCCTGTGGTAATTAAAATATCAGTTGATGCTGTTGTTCTGTGTCCAACACCAGTCATTGCAGCAATCGCTGCACCAGTTGATGAACCAGCTAACATAGACTGGGTTTGACCAGCCACGTTCCAAGTAGATGTTGCAGCAATATATCTGTCATCATCATCCGCATCTCCAACTTTTAAAGTTACAGATCCACCGAGTGCATCACATTTAAGGATTACATCGTGAATTGTAGCATTTGCTGGAATTCTTGCGATTGTGATATCAGATCCTGATCCTAAAGATGAGGCTTCAAATGTTCCGTGGAACACTTTCATTTCCCCACCAGCAAGTTCTGCATCTACTTTGACGACTGGAGTTGCATCCATGTTAGTTACTTCTACGCCTTTTACACTAGCCATGATTTACCTCCTTACGCCTCGTGTGCCTGAATAGAGACAACTTTATCTTCTTCCATTCTTGTTGCACCGATACTCATGCAGTAATAGATTTGAGTTGCATATCCTTTATCGGAACGCTCATCAATTCTTGACATGACATCTTTACCAACTGCCAGTTTGATACCGTCAGCTGCGTATGCAAAGCAAAGTCTTTTTGAAGAAGCAATACTTAGTCTGTTAGATACGATGAATTGGAAACCCATAAATGTGTTTACTTCACCAGTTACTAACGCTCTGACTGTATTAAAGTCAGCACTTGTGACTGAAGTTGTGCCTAATAGATCATCTATTTGTCTTGGTGATACAACGATGTATCTTGGTATTGACGCATCAACAGAATTAAGATCCATAATTCTTTTGGCATTTCTTAATTTTGCAATTGTTAATCCGTCTGTTCCACTTTCTGTGATTGCTTGTCCACCAGGTAGTGAGGTAGATGTACCTCCACTAACTCCAGTAAATGCAACACCAGTAGCCGCTGAAATGATAACATCATCCATTGCTCTACCCATCGCAAAAGCTGCTGCTTGTGCGTAAGTAGATGTAGGATCAATTAAAGTTCTCACTTTATCTTGATCGTCAATGAGATCTGCATACTCATAATCCGCCAGAGATACTCTTCTCCGTGCGTGTGGAGTATCAAGCTGGGGGGTAGGAGCGTGCCTCGTTGTTCTCACTTGTGCTGTTACACTACCGATCTGTTCAAAGAAAGCGTTTTTGCCTTGTACAGTTTCACTGTCAACTTTATCTCTAAGGAGTGATCCTTTTTGTTGAGAAAGAAGTTGTACGTTATTACTATACTGTTCCACAAAAGCTGTGGTTATTTGTGAAGACATAAGTCTTTTCCTTTCTTATTGTTGATTGATTGATTAACAGAGTAGCTACCGTAAATACGACTTCTCTTGGATTTTAAGACTTTTGGTCTGCTTTCTTTCCAGCTGTCTTCGAAGAACGCTTTGCGTCTACCTTCGTAATCCAGGCAAATAATTCATCTGCCGTAGAATTCCATTCTTTCTTTTGATATTCCGTACCACTTTCAAAAACCATCCTGGCACATTCCATTCTGATTTCTTCAATAGTTGGTTCAAAATTACTATTGCTGTCTTTAGTTGCCATGAACCATTTCTCTCAGGTTCATTACATCTTCAACTGCTTTAGCATGATTGGGATGTGTCTTATCCCAGTAAGGTGATCCAGGAGCCATAGCAGCATCCATCTTTTCTCTCGCTTGATCAGGTGTCAAAATCATTTCTTGTGGATTAGAAATTGGTCTATCCTCTGAAATCATATCTGATACTTTGATCATTGCTTTTAAGAACATAGGGTTATCACCTAGTCTAGATCCGTCTGACAATTTTGTTTTGTCCAGTTGATCTTTTGTAAAAATGTTTTGTGCAACTCGTGAAGCAGATTTCATTTTAGTATCATACGCTCTTCCGAGTTCTTTTCTCATCGCAGCTTCGCTTTCTGCTTGATACTGTTGTAAATCTACTTGTGCATTGTTGGTGGCTGTTTCTTGCTGAGCATTATAAAACTCAACAAGTTTTGTTACTTGATTATTATTTAAACCTAGTTGATGTGCAATAGGTTTGAACTCATTAATAATCTCTGTTGCTTCACCTTCAATCTGATATCCCTCTGGGCTATCAGGTCTTCCCAACTTTTCGTAAACTGCATTCCAATCTTCTTGAGTTGCGTGTTCTGTTGGCACTGGTATCTTATCAGCACCGACCATCTTTTGAGCGTGTATATAACTCTTTGCCAATCCTGAAACATCCTGGATTGATTTTAATGATGGATCTTCTCTTAAATCATCAGGTAAACTTTCTTTCCAATTTACCTCGGTGACAGGCTCAGACGGAGTTTGTTGTGGTTCCGCTACCTGGTTTTCTTCTGCCATTATTTTCTCCTTTTAGCATATTCTTGATGAATAGAATGACACTTCGCTGACCTTCTAAATATGCCAGGTTATTGATGTCATTATCCATCGTGGTATTGTGTATGTGAAAACGATACTCTAAATCTTTGAGTATTTCTTCACCAGTACCCTGGGTAAAAACTTGTCTATAATTTTCTTTTAACTTTTTTATTTCATCCATTCTTTTATATATTTATTTCTGCCTCAATAATTGCTTTTCCGAGTTCTCTTGCAATTTGTGGAACGATTGAGTTTCCGAGTGATTTAATTCTGTTGCTTCTATTTTTGTCCAATTCATAGGATACCCCATTAACATTTCGCAAAATGTCGGATTGAGCTTCCCACCAACTTTCGGTTTTTCCAGAAATTCCATTGCATCTTGAAGTCTTGCTCCGTATGTCATGTGCGGTTTGTTTTTTTTCCGCAGTATGAAACCCCCAGACTTTGTTCTCTCTACTCTGCTTGATTGTGGTGTGTTTATGTTTGTTGCGTTGGGTGTTGGATACATTGCATCCGATGATCCAGACACGCTTTCTTTGATGCCACGCACCGACACCGCTAGCTGGAATAACAAGACTTTGGACTTCGTAATTTTCGCTTTCCAAGTCATCGTGGATCTGTCTGAACACCATGCCGTTTTGGATGTTAACAATGCCTTCAACATTTTCCCCAATGAACCATTTAGGTTTTGTTTCGGAAACGATTCTAATAGTTTCATCCCAGAGGTAGCGGTCATCGTCTGTTCCTCGTCTTTTTCCCGCAACGGAAAATGGTTGACATGGGAACCCTCCAGTAATGACATTTGGTTTATATTTGTTTCCTTTGACATTTCTTACATCATCCTCAATAGGTATATTTGGAAAATTTTTTTGTAATACTTGTTGACAAAATTTATCTTTTTCAACAAATGCAATAGTTTCAAATGATCCTGTGCTTTCTAATCCAAGACTAAAACCACCAATGCCAGAAAATAAATCAAGAACTCTTAATTTATTCAATTGCATACTAAGGCTTCAATGCTTTCACCATCGGAGCAGTTTTATTTGCAACTTCTGCTTCTTGCATTTGTTGCATTGCTTCCGCTTGAGCTTGTGCCGCAGCTGCACGCTGTTGTCTAATTTGTTGTACCTCAAAATCACTCTTCAAAATTTTTGCTGGTACGCCTAATACTTCAGTGATGTGTTTTACAAACTTGTCTGGATCTATGTAATCAAACACTGGTGCTAGTTGAGAGAGAGGAGAGAGTATTTCTAAAGCTCTAACAGCAGCTGTAATATCACCAGTTCTTTGTGACCGTGCAAGCGGTGAGGTGTACTCAATATCTATTTCTCTTCCTTGTAAAGTTTCTGGAGGCACAGGAAACATTCCCATATTTAACATGATGTTAAAACATCTTGTGATGAGCGGTTGTAACATTTCACCCTGGAGCCTTCCTAACACTGGAGCTAACATTCTCATCTTCTCTTCATTACGCTGCAACACTTCTGTTGCTGTCATGTTTACTCGTTGTGCTAGTAACAATTGATCTACATAAAATGCTTTTCGAATTGCTTCACGTCTTTGTTCTTCATACTGAACACCTAAACCAATATTTGGATTAGAGTTCAATGGTTCAATACGATCCCTGGAACCAGCTCTATAAAAATTTAATCCACCAGGAACAGTTCGTATTGGTAGCATGAAACCATCATCAGGCACTAATAGAGGAGGATCAATTGTTTTTTGTGCTGCTTTGATAATGGTTTCTGACATCTTATTAATCATCTTGATGTCTGCCAGTGCTACCATTGCTGGCGATCTACCGTATGTCTCTACTGAGGATTTGAGAAAGCGAGGAACAACATACGGAAACTCATCGTAACCACCTTCACCAAGAAGTTGTGTGGTTTCAGGATCTT